CACTTTGACCTTTAGAAACGGATGTGGTATAGTATACTTAGGATAGTACGCATGAGGGCGTTCCCGAAGTCGGGGGCGTCCTTTTTGCTGTCCTGTACTGACCGGGGGGCAACGGTAAAATAGCAAAAAAATTATAATTCGGGCAACGGGCTGGGGTTCGGTGTACGCAAAGCCAATTTCAAGTTTTTATTCAAGTTGAGCGGGATTGCAAGGCCGAAAATACCGTCAACCCCAGTGATTTCAAGGCTTTTCACGCTTGGTCGGAGCGAAAAAAGCGAAATAAAAAGCCTCGGAATTCGGACAAATTAATCAAGATATTTGATTTTATTCAAGTTTATAGGGTTTGAACTTGAATTTTTCAGAACGGAGGTGACCCGAATGGGTAACGGACACGGCGGTGCGAGAGCCAATGCCGGGCGACCGCGTAAAGATTTATCGAAAGCGATTCTGGACGGAACGCGTCCCAGCCGGCTGAAAGCGGTTAAGCTGGACGGCGCGGAATTAGTGGATGAAACAACGCCCACCGCGCCGGAATGTTTATCGTATTTAAAGGACGCTCAGCGGATGGGCGTGGAACTGAAAGCCGAGAAGTTTTTCAATGATACATGGGCGAGGTTGGTGGCATGCAAGTGTGAAAAATTGTTTGACATAAACTATTTACAACGCTTCGCAATGCAGCAAGCCCGGTATGTACAGCTTGAAGAACTTATTTCAAAACTGGGCTTCCTCGGCAAGACCGGCAACGGCGATCCGAGGGACAATCCGTTGGAAGCGATGGTTCTTAATCGCTTAAAGATACTTAACTCCATGCATGACAACATTGAAAACATCATCCGCGCCAATTGTGCCGAGCCGTTTGCGGGGCTGCCCCGTGTTGATGATCCGATGGAGGCGATCCTCCGGGGATGATGGTCTATAATACACAATTCGGCGGGCATATACAAGCGTGTAATTCTACAGCCGGAAAGTGAGATTTATGTTGCTATTCCTGCGATAGTACGCGAATATGTTACTACCAAGCACCCCGGTGTTTGAGTAAAACATAGGAGGCTCTATCATTATGAAACTTAATTACAACGTAACCGGCGCACCGCGCAAATCACTTGTGGCTGCCGTCAGCCAACACCTGAACACCCCGGCAAAGTACCTTGGAATGCCCTCGACTGCTTACGAGGTCGGCGGGTACACCATTACGAAAACAGGCGAACTCATCGGACCCGACAATTTGGATTTGGAAGATGCTTTGCAACAACAAGGATTCAACGCCGAAGAACGAGAGTATGACGAACCGGACACATACGAGAGTGGTCTCGGCGGTATAGGAGCTACGGAGATTATCGACCTGCGCGATTGTGAAACAGCCGACAATGACGCGGAAAAGGGCACGCTGACCATTGAGATTCCCATAGAAAGGTTCAGTCAAGCCGCCCTCGATAATCTCGCCAAGCTCATCGCCAGCAAAGCCGTGCTTATCAAACAAGCCTTGGGCGTGGATGCCTTGCCGGTCGAAAAAGGCGAACACAAGCTGCGGTTCGGGTGGTTCCCATATACCGAAGACCCCGACGAGGTAAACGCCTACGCTCAGTTCATCAGCCTTTTATGCGACACGGCAAAAAACAAAAAGCGGGTGACCGCAAAGGAGCATCCGACGGATAACATGAAATTTGCCATGCGTGTGTGGCTGATTTCTTTGGGTATGGTCGGCGACGAATACAAGGCGGCACGGAAAATCCTGCTCAGAAATTTGAGCGGCAATTCCAGTTTTTCCAAAGGCAAGAGACCTACCTACACCGCCAATTGCTACACCTACCCAAACGGCAGTGAAGAGGATGCCATGGACTGTGAAAGTCAGGACTTCCCATCGTTATCCAAGGCGAAAGCTCGTTGCGATGAGTTCCTTGCCGACTGCGAAAGCGTGAAGTTTGCCGGAGCGCACGTCGAGGACGAGAACGGCAATTATATTTATACTATTTTAACGGATGGGACCGTTGAAACGAAATAAGCATTATAAACACGATATCATTATAATATAACGCACACACATTGAGAGAGCTTCTTCGGAGGCTCTTTTCTTATGCTCGAATTACAATATCGGAAGCCGCTTCCGAAAATCGCTTTATTTCATATATCCATTATACACGGAAAGGGGCGTGATTACAATGCCGAAGAAACAAGGAATACCGTCGTTGGCTCAAAAGTTTATGCTGCCGACCTCTCATTACGACAAACCCGCCGCTGACCGGGTTGTGGCGTTCATTAGCGAACTCCGGCATACCAAGGGCGAATGGGAAGGACAGCGTTTTTATCTTCTTCCCTGGCAGGAGGAAATCATCAGAACCCTGTTCGGCGTTATCGGCGCTGACGGTTATCGTCAATTCCGCACTTGCTATATTACTCTCGCCAAAAAAGGCGGAAAAACAAGCCTCGCCGCTGCTGTCGCTCTGTATATGCTGGCGGCGGATAAAGAATCCGGTGCGGAAATCTATTCATGCGCCGCTGACCGGCAACAGGCAAGTCTTGTGTACAGGGAAGCGGCGGCAATGGCACGAGCAAGCCCGGCGCTCAACAAACGGCTGCGGATACTGGATTCACAGAAACGCATCGTATATACGGCGACGAACAGTTTCTATCAGGTGCTGTCCAGCGAGGCATACTCTCACCACGGCATCAATCCCCACGCCGTGCTGTTCGACGAAACCCATGTGGCGGATCGGGAGATGTTCCGCGTTATGACCCAGGGTTCGAGCGATGCGCGGCGTCAGCCGCTTCATCTTTTCATCAGCACCGCCGGGAACAACACAAATTCCGTGGGTTATGAACTGCACCAAAAAGCTGTTGATATCAGAGACAGGCGAAAGTCGGACCCCTCGTTCCTGCCGGTTATCTTTCAACTTGATGAGGGTGATGACTGGGAAGACCCGAAAAACTGTATTAAAGCCAATCCTTCACTGGGACAGACCTTCTCCGTGGAATCTTTGCAACGTGCCTGTGATTCCGCAAAACAGAACCCGGCGGAACTTAACAGCTTTTTACAACTGCGGTTGAACATATGGACAAAACAAACCGTGCGATGGATGCCGATGGATAAATGGGACACCTGCGCCGGTGCGGTTGATGAAAAATCCTTGGAAGGACGAATTTGTTACGCAGGGTTGGATTTATCGTCTACAAACGATATAACGGCGTTGGTGCTGGTGTTCCCGCCAACTGATGATGAAGATAAATATACCGTGCTTCCCTATTTTTGGTTACCGGAGGATACGGTCAGTCAGCGCATCCGGCGGGACAGCGTTCAGTACGACCTTTGGGCGCGGCAGGATTTTCTCAAAACCACTGAAGGAAATGTTGTTGATTATGCCTTTATCGAGAAGTTTGTAGAAGAACTCGGTACTCGGTTCGATATCCGCGAAATCGTATATGACCGCTGGGGAGCTTCGCAAATGTCCCAAAACCTCGAACGGCTGGGCTTTACCGTCGTTCCGTTCGGTCAAGGGTATATTTCAATGTCCCCGCCGTCAAAGGATTTGTACCAATTGGTGATGGAAAAGAAAATCCGTCATGCTTGCCATCCTGTCCTCGACTGGAACATGGGTAACGTCATCATCGACCAGGACGCGGCGGGCAACATCAAACCCAACAAACAAAAGTCCACCGAAAAAATCGACGGCGCGGTCGCTCTCGTTATGGGGCTTGCCCGTGCCACAATCCAAAGCGACAGCCACGACGTTATGAACAACAGCGTTTATAACGAGCGCGGCTTATTATTCATCTAAAAATAAACAGATTGGAGATTTTTATTATGTTAGAAAAGGTAAACCAGTACCATCCCGACAAAGTGGCTGACCGCATCGCGGGCGCGATTGTGGATTACGCCTACACACTTGATGACAACCCCAAAATCGCCGTTGAAGTCCTCGTGGGACACGGCAGGGCGACGGTCATCGTGGAAACGAGCGTAACCCTTAAAGACAGTATTGTCGAGAGAATCGTGGAGCGCATTTCCGATGTTCCCGCCGAAGACATCGACTTTATTCAAGTGCCGCAAGACCCTCACTTGGCAAAAAATCAAAAGGACAGTTTCCGCTGCGGCGACAACGGTGTGTTCACGGCGAAGTGGAACAGCGACTATGACCGAGCCACAAAGCTGGTCTTCGCCCTCAGCGACGCCTACCCCTATGACGGAAAGTTTCTCTTTGACTAT